TCTGTCTTCTAGTTTAAGACCTAAAAGGTCTAATCCTTCAACGTAAGTGTCTAACCAATCTTTTCTTGAGTTTACATCACCTTCAAAATCTTCTAATAATTCATCTGCTAATTTCTCAAGTAAACTATCTTCCATCTCTTCTGCAATATTAAGATTAAACTCATCATCTTCCATGCGGTCAGGGTCAATATTAATTTCCATGCCACCAACACTAATGTTAACTTCATCAGGGTCTACAATTTCAATTTCTAACTCAGATTCGTTTTGAGAAAGTTCTTCCATACTTTGAGGAGCTTGATATAAGCTTTTGTCAACATTATTATCTTGTGCCATAATTTTTTCCTATAAAATACAGATTAGTAATAGTACTACTAATATAACATTAATAATACGACAATATTTATTGTGCTCTTTTACTACCCATTTTGCTTTATCTCTAATTAATTGATATAACATAATAAACTCCTATTTTATATAGTGTAAAGACGTTTTTGACCAGGTCTTCTAAAACTTGGTATATCATCTTCTTCGTCACTTGGCAACCTAATAAATCCACCTTGTCTGAACCGCATTAGTGCAAGGGTTGTCGCATCCACTAAGTCGTCATTTGCACCTGAAGGAAAGTCATTACACTCTTCAATTACCTCATGTGCCCATCTTCTATCTGGTGCCCACACAATACCTGAGTTAAACAAATCAGATACTGCATTTACTCTACTTATCTTATCTTGTCCTTTACCAGGAGTAAACTCTCCTACAGGAATACCCATTCTTCTAAACTCTTGGTAAAGAGCTGCTCCATTAGACTTTTTCTCTACAACAAAAGAGTCAGGCTCCCATGATTTGTATTCTTCAATGCATAATTCTTTTAATTCTGGAAATTCAAGTCGTCTTTTAATGGCATCTAGTAATATTATGTTATAATTGTTTGTTTCTTCATTCATAAACACACCCCATGTAGTCAGGGCGTTGTAATCAGCACGGTTATGAGATTCTTGAGCCGCATCGAGTGTCATTATAATAAATTCACACTCAGGTGGGTCTTCTTTTTCCCACATATTCCACCATTCTCTCTTGATAAGTGCTCCTTCTTCTGATACTGGGTTCTGCATGTACTGAGCGTTCCAATATCTTATGTCTAAAGCTGCACGTCTTGACTGTAATTCTTTTATAGGCCAGAACTCAGGCCATAATGGTACTTCTTCTCCATCTTTTTCTAGTATTGCTGGAAACTCTACCACTTCCCAGTCATCTACTTCATCATTCTTAATCATTTGGTTAACAATTTGACCCGTTAAGTCTAATTTAGACCATCGAGTCATCACTACAATGATAGCACCACCTGGCATTAGACGTTGTAGTGGTCCTGATTGAAACCATTCCCATGCTGGTAGAAAAACATCGGATTTTCCTAGCTTTGCATCTTGCTCAGAATGTGGGTCATCAATGATAAATAGATCAGCCCCACGGCCAGCAAGAGCACCACCCACACCAATAGCGAAATACTCCCCATTAAAGTTGGTTCCCCAACGTGATGCGGATTTGCTATCAGCCTGCAACGATACATCAGGAAATACATCCTTGTACGGATCAGAACCCACCAGATTTCTAACCCTACGGCCGAAGTTAACAGCCAAATCCGCAGTGTGAGAAGCCATGATAACTTTCTTCGCAGGATGCTTGCCCAAAAACCACGCTGGGGCAAGGTATGAGATAAGTTCACTCTTTCCATGTCTGGGTGCAATATTAACAATGACTCTTTTTCTTTTCCCTTCAGCAATCTCTTCAAATAACTTAGCCAGTCTCGCATGATGTGCTCCTACTTTATAGTCTGGGTAGACGTGTTTAATAAAATCTAAAAAATTTGCCTTGCCTTGAGTCTTAGTTAAGTCCTTTTTGTAGTCTTTTAATAGTCTTAAACTACGTTGCCTTTCTGACTCAGACATATTGGGTAAATTTTGTTGTAATAAGTCTAGGTCTTCAGCACTAATCATCGTCAACCTCTACATCTTCGATGTCTATTATTTCAGTTGTACGTACAACTTTGCCTCTAAGCTCATTAATTGTTTTCATAAGCTCTTTTTCTAGTTCATCACCAGACTTATTAATATGAGTAATCTCTGTTTTCTTCTTAAATGCATCAACTCCATCAATTTCACCAACAGCTTTTAATGCAGCAATACGTTCACGTGAGCTTTTTGCCATAGTTGCTTCTTGTAGTAAGCCATTTAGAACTGTGAGTTTAATATCTGCTAAATCTTTAGCTACCATGTGACTTGTTTGAGCCACCATACCTGCGAGGTATGCTATGGTCTCATTTGGGTAATTACCAAAGTCAGGTTTAAGTTCAGGATTAGACATCATTTCTTCAGCAAGAATCTCAGCTTCTTCCATGTTTTCTTGTGAGGGCTCTATATTTTCATCTTGTATATCTGCAAGCATTTTTATAGTGTTAGTGCGAGCTTCAAGTTCTTTTTGTGGGGATAAGTTAGGTAATGCTTCACGAGCACTTTTAGGAATTGGGATATCGTCCTCAATATGAGGGACTACTACTGTTTGATTTTCCATGTGTCGCTGAATACACCTATTTTATTGATTTGCAGCTTACTTTACTTATTGATAGTATAATATATAATGTAAGTAATAACAATGAAATACTATGAGGATTCATTATGAGAATGGATATAACCAAAGAAGGAGTTCTACATATAGATTTATTTGATGTAGATACTCAGCAAGACCAAGACCAATTTATATACTACTACTTAGGTCTTTCTAGAGACGTTAAAAAGAAATTTGAAAACGCTTATTATCATGCTTACACAAAACAACTGTTAACTAAAACAGAAGCTGACATTATACACCATGATGAAAATGGGGTTACGCATATTGAAGTGCACCCAAAAGACATACTTGATAACTTAAATATAATTAAGCAAATACTGCTAGGTAACTTTGTGGTTGAAGATGAAAACGAATAGACCCCTATGTAAGGACTCCTAATATTATCCTCGATAATGTTCTTACATATCTTTCCCCCACGAAAATGCTGGGGGTTTTTTTGCCTACAATCTATGGGGCATTAGTCCACGATAGTATAGTCTTCTATACTGTCCTTTGATCCTACGGTTTGAATGTGCTGCCATTATCTTTGCGAGTAAATACATGTTGCCTCCTTTACGTTTAACTAAGGTAAGCTTTTTTCCCATGCTTTATGGCTATCCTAATGAAGGGTTGATTCTTCCTGCTGTTGTAGTAACTCTTCTAGAAGCTGACTTAGTATTAACCACTGCATCTCTGTTAGATGTATTAATTTTTTTGGTATTTTAAAGTCTTCCGTCCACAAATGCATCAAGGCCGCCTCTAATATTTCCTGATCCACTAATATTTCTTTCTCTAGTTTCTCATACATCATTTTGCACCTCCTGTGTTGGTATAGTGTACCGTGCTTTATGGCTATCTTTAAGAAGAAGCGGAGGTAGTTTCCATTCATCTAAATATTAAATGACTCCGCCTCTAGACTTAACTGTACCAAGGTTTTTCAGAATTTTCTAGAAAAATTTTTTTAATGTCCTATTTGTAAAGTTAGGGGGCGGCTTTTGAAAATTGTGTGATCATTTGTGCAGATTATTGTGTATATACGCAAGGGTGTCTATTGCTCTAGATTTGGTGCATAGGGGGTAGGTGGGTTCTAGTTATTAGACTTATTAGTAAAGCTTTGCTATACTTATTTCAATCTCAGAGCAATAATGCATACTGAGTATAATAAGAGAGGTAAATATTATGGGTAAATTATTTGTAAACCCATTAGCTTTCAGAGCATATAACTTGCTAAGAAAGTTCTTTGAAGATAACCCTGAGCAATTAAAAGAGGGAATGGAAGCTTGTAGAGATGCCATGATTATAGTTGGTAATATCTGTAATGATGATGATAAGCTTTTAGAGTTGATGGAAGTTATAGCTAATTTTAATAGCGAAGCCTTCGAGAGAGTGTAACTTAACATGGGGCAAGGATGCCCCAATTTACTGGAGAGAGATATGAGTAAAGATATAAAGTTCGAAACTCGTGACAGTGGTAAAGTTGTAATCGCTGAGTACAGAGGTATAACAGAAGGTGCTACATTATGTTGGTTTCCTGAAAATAACAGTCTAGTAGTTTGGAATATCCATAGATATGATGATTGGAAGTCTACATTAAATGGTGATTACTTTCCGCTAGACGGTACTCAAAATCTTGCTGAGATGTTAGACCATCCAACTAGACATAATGAGAAAGCATTGGTTGAAGCTAAACTCAGAGTAATAGATAGGATATATAAGCAAGAAGACTTAATGGATATATAGTAAGTAAACTAACCGCCCCCGAAAGGGGGCATTCGGAGAGAGATATGGATATAAGAGAAAAACTAAACCGTAGAGATGTCGAGTTAATGTGGACTATCCTTGGTTATAGGAAAGAAGGTAAACATGAAGAAGCAGATGTATTATATGCAGAGAGAGTAGGAGTGTGGGCAGCATTAGATAAGTTAAATAAAGGTTATGAGCCTTTGGATGATGAGGCTTTAGCAAAAGCTGAGGATTATAACTACTATGATTCTGTTGCTACAGAAAAACTTGAGGGCTGGGAAGAAGAGTAGTCTACGCTCGCAGGGTAACAATGGGGTTGCCCTGCTTCTATTAACTAACTTGGAGAATACTATGTATAAACCAAAAACTATACACTACCTATTTAGCTACGAGTATCTAGCAGATAGGTATATCGGTGAGAGACCGTACGGCATGTGTCCTGATGAGTGGGACATAAAGATACTCGAATGTTCACCAGCTAAATACTTTGAGGTCGTTGATACACAAGATAATAGCTATGCAGATTATGAGTATGGAAAACTTCTTGATTGGTATGGAGATAATATGCATAAAGCTGAGTACATAAATAGGAATTAGGACTGAACAAGGATGTTCACTTTGGCAGGGTCTAGAGAAATCTAGGCTCTGCTTTTTTTTGGCTTAAAGGAAATGATACCAGTTCTTACACCGACGACGACACGGATAGCGTTACATTTGTAACGGTCTATTATTAGACTATATCTTACATGATAGTATAATGATTACATCAGCTAGGGAATACAAGTAGCATATCGCAAAGCCTTATAGTTGGTATTTTATAGGAATCATTATTATGATTAAAATAAAAGATATATTAGACGGTGCTAAGCAGTTCGCTAGTGCTGGTCTAAGCTTGAAAGCAGGGGCTACACAAACGTTGTACGGGCTTGATTTAAGTCCTACAGCTAAGACTGTAGCAGAGGCTAGAAAACGTGTTACTACTGCCATGGATAAGGCAGAGGTAAAAACTAATATAGAGCAGGGTATATTTAGCTCTTATTCTGAAAAGAATAGCGATAAGGATTTGTCCTTAGCATTAGTTGGTAGTACGTTTGTGAGTACAGTAGGCAATGATAAGCTAAAACCTACTCTTGAGCTGTCTGTTAAGCAATGTTTAAACATGGTAAAAACTGTTTATTCGAACCTTGATAAGCCGAAAGCTCACGTTCACACTCACGGGAAAGCAGGTGAGAGTTTAAAGGCTTTCGTAAAGCCTATTAGAGATGCAGGGCTTGGCTTTAAACGTCAGACTGTATCTAGGTTATTGAGTGAAGTTACATCTCAATATCTTAAAGCATGTGGCTTGAAAGTAGAGCCAGATACTTCTAACCCTGCGATTGTTAGGTCTATCAAGACTTCAGTTAAGACAATATCTACTAAGCTTGAGGCTTTAAAGGATATTGAAACTCTTAAAATAATCAACTCGATTCCGAGTAAGTACTTAAGCTAAGCAATTTAGCGACCATTAGAGAAACCCATTCAGATTAATTTCTGGGTGGGTTTTTTTTTGGCTTCAGATTATGAAAC